TTGGCGGTGGGTGCGCCCGGTGAGCCAGGTTTGCGCATCTTCTCGCCTGATCCGGCTTTAATGCGCTCGCGTTTGGCGTTGATGTTACTGTAAAGACCTGGTTTCATATCAGCACTTCCATCGTTTGAGCGCCGCTTTGGCGCGTTCGCCATCTTTGGCCTTGGCAGCTACCCCGCCCATGCGTGCACAAAAGCTAGCCTTGCGCCCCTTGTCTGCTTCTGTCTTGGGGCTAGGCGCGGGCGCTTTTAGATTGCTGCCGGTCGCGCGATTGTACTTCTCGCGCCCCTTGGCCGTCAGCCCAGCGCCTTGGCTGGTGGGGCGCTTCTCGCCGCGTCCCACTGACAGGCTGACAGACTTCTTGGTCATGCGCCCATCCAGCCGGTTGCGCCTGCGGTGCGGTCGCTGTAGTGGCGACGGGGCATGGCTGCGCGGGGTTCGCGGGAGGCGACTGGAAATGCAAACGTCACCGCGATCGCATCGGCGGCGTCAGGAGAAGCTAAACCCCTGGCTTTCATATCCTTCTTGCTCTCCAAGAAGATCGTACCGCTTGAGTCGGGTTTGGTCTTAGGCCCGGTCAGATCCGCCTTCAGTTGCCTGTCTGGCGCGATCGACGCAGTTCTTAACCAGTCCCGCAGCGCACCCCACAGCTCAGCGCGCTTGTTACCCCACATCACTTGGTTCTTGGCTTTCCAGCCAAAGTTGACCCCACGCACCTTATACCGCTGTTCAACCAGCCGGTCAAGTATGCCGTACCCCAGCCCACCCTCGTCGATCACCGTCAGCGTTGGTTTGTATTCCTCGATTGCGTCGATGACGTGCCCCACAGTCGTCATCGTATCATCGCCCCGGTACCGCTTAATCGCGATGATGTCACGCCCTTGGCGCACCGCGATGACCGTCGAGTCACCGCCCGACCTGGCTGGGTCGATGCCGATTACGATTGGCGCTGTCTCGTCTTTGTGCTTGGGCCGAGCAAACGCTTGATCGACCAGCGCGGGTCCGATGAACTGGTCGTCGCCCGCGCTGGGGAATTCGCCGTACACCTCGACCTTGGCCTGTATCGAGTCTTCGCCGTACTCCGCGATGATCTGCTCGTAGACCTGCTTGTCAGTGTCCTCGACGTCGCGGGCGTCGATGTTTTCGGTCGACCAAAAGTCGCGCTTGGAGTTGAAGCACTCAAAGAAATAGCCTTGGTTGCGGCGCGGATTGGAGAAAGCAAACCAAAACCTGTGAGGCGTGTTTTCGGTAAAGAAGCCGGCGGCCACTTGCCAGATCGAGTCTGGAATACCAGACGCCTCATCGAAGATCAGACACACGCCGTCCAGGTTGTGCAGACCGGCGTAAGCGTCCGGGTTTTCTTCCGACCACAGGCGTCCCTCGATCGACCAGAAGCGCGTGCCTTTCTTTAAGTCCCGCTCGACGATCTCTGCCAGCCACTTAGCCGGCGCGACCTTGGTTGCGCTGATCTCAAACCAATGGCTGTTGATCATCATCGCCAGCCACTTGGTGATCTCCGACCAGGTGATACTGCGGAGCTGCGCCTCACTGTTGGCCGACACGATCGTCGTGGATCCTATGCGCGTCGAAAGCATCCACAGCACGAGCCAACTGACTAGCGCAGACTTACCGATCCCCCGGCCTGACGCGACCGCCAGCCGGAAGACGTTATAGTCAACTTTGCCGCCGTTGTCTTTGATGTGCTGCGTAATCTTCCGCAGCACCTGGCGCTGCCACTTGCGCGGGCCTTTGTAGTTGGCCAGTGGCGTGCCGTGTTGCCCCCACGGGAACGCAAAGTTTACAAACGCTTCCGGGTCGTCTTTGATGCGCGGCTGCCAGAGCCGCGTCATCAAGAGCATTTCATCAGAGGCGTTGTAGATCGGCTGCTGCAAGTGTTGGCTCCAGTCGTTCTGTTACCTGCACGTCAATGACGCGCTGCTCTGCTTTCTCAAGCGCCGATATTACGCTGATCTGCTGCGCTACGTCGATCTGCACCTGCTGCTTAGCCACCCAATCGTGGCGATGGCGCAGGATCTCCAGCGCCGCTTTGGTGTCGCCTGACATAGCTGCGTCCATCATCACAGCCGCAAGCGCCCCTTCTGCGTCAGCGCGTCCCTTCTGTTCTGCCATCTCGGCAATCGGGTCCATCTCGCACAGACGCCGATACTCGGTCGGCAACATGCCGGCTTTCAACGCCAGCGAGTCACCCTTTAGACCCAACTTGGCAGCCTCGTAGATGCGCTGCAAACGCGCCTCGGTCGCCTCTAGTTTGCGCGCGGTAAGCGGCAAGGATTGGAAGGTCATGGCCAGATGGTGTGCTGCAAATAGTGTTGCAAGTAATTATAGCATTTTGCAAAAAAATTTGTGCAACCCCTCCGTTTTTGACCGGCCCGGTCGCCGGCCCCCACCGGGGGCTCTCGCCACGCGGCCCCGAGCTGCCAGCGTTACGTTATCACGTTACATGGTGATACGTTATCACGTCACACGGATGTTACGTTATTACGTCACGCTGCCTTGGGTGCGTGGGGTGGCGTGGGGTAGTACCCCACGGATCGAAGGGCGCTTGCCTGGTATCACCTGGCCGCGTAAACGTGGGCAGTGTGGGGTAGCCCAATGCCTGATTGCCTGTACGCTTTGCGTGGGGTACCCCACAGCACCCGGCGTGGTGGCGCGGTGCCGTGGGCGCGGGGCTGTGGGGTGGTTGGGGTAGCTGGGGCACCCCCCTAAAAAAAGTCCCTATAATTTACACTACTGTATATATATACAGTATAACAGATAACACTTTATATCTAACATCTAATACCCCACAGCACCCCGCTCGAGGGGCACGTCTACAATCCGCAGCGCCCCGCGCCTCACCCCACCTCACCCATGCACTAAGACTTGTCGCGCATGCAACAAGTCTTGTGTGGGGTAGTGAAAAATGGAGCAAACTTTAGAGCACCGCTTGCACTGCTACAAAACATGTGGCAAGATGCTGTCCATGCGCTCCACGTCGGGGCGCGCTACCTGGAGCCGACACCATGAAGATCAAGCCTGAACATTTAGCGCATATAAAATCCGCTCTTGAGAAGTGGGACACTGATTACTATCGCTCACGTTACCAAGCGGCCGGCCTGTCGACGCGCCGATACCAATGGGACCTAGTGCGCGCGGCAGGGCTCACGCAGTGGTTGTGCGACACGCTCTACCCGTATGCCAACGATGAACACATTCAGACAGCGCTCAATCGTCTGGTCAAGCCTCTGTAATCAACCCGCGCGCTCCACGTCGGGGCGCGCTCTCAACCCTTGGAGATACGCCATGCAAGAGCATCAAATCGAATGGACCCGCGTCAAGAATGACGTCAATGGTAATCCGCGCCATGTCTGTCACTTTACAGACCTTGAAACCTTCAACACTCGATTCCATGCGCGCGTCAACATGACAATATCAGAGCGGTATGCTCGCGCGGTGAAATGGGCGAACAAGCTGGGCGGGCGCAAATTTCACAATAAATCATTCGGCGGCGGGATTGTTTTCACCGCCTACGATTGCGAATTGGAGGGTATCGTCGCGCGTATTCACGTCATGCAGGAGGGCAAGTGATGACATTCGATGAATGGCTAAATCGCCCGCTCTATCGGGCGCACGTCACCACGGCGCGCGAATTGTCGCGCCTAGTCGGTCTCGACCCGCTCGCTGCGCACGCGACCACTGGCGATAGCCCGCTATTGCACTTTCGCGTGTTGCCTGCGCACCGCACCGCGCGCTCGCTAGCAATCCGCAAATTGGTTGCTGATCGCATGCGCGCCCTTCGTCGCGAGCATGGCCGCGGCGCTACTGTCAAACATGTTGGAGCCTGATTATGACACTACACGACGCAATCGCCTTCGTTCGCGCCGCCAAGGCAACCGGCGAGATTATCGACTATTGGACCCGGCGCGGCGCTGACGGTAGCCTGTCCCTATATGTTCGCCTTGAGTGCGGCGTGGACCCGGACCCGTGGTGGACAGATCAGGATGAACTTGCCTCGGACCCGTATTGCTCAGCCCGTGGGGGATTCTAACAATGCCCTCAAATCTCATCGAATGGGCTATTTTCATTGGCGCCGGTATCGCGCTGGGCACTGTACTCTTTTTGGGATTATCAGCATGAAAACTTTAGACTGGAAATCTATTCGCGCAATCGGCAAGACCGACGGCGCCGGACGCTGGTATCCCTGCGAGGATATCGTCGAATATTTTGCGACGATCCGCTCGCCGTCGCGCGCGTGGCCGCATTCCTATGCGCGCGCTGCGCAGACTGTAAAGTTCGCGCGCTGGTTGATCGTCAATCGGCCGACGATCGCAGCACAACTCAAAATCGGAGCGTGACAGCATGAAAATCGAACTCAAAAACATCAAAACCAACACCCGCGCGTCGCGCGAGACCTTCTACTTTTCCGCGACGGTCTACGTCGACGGTAAACGGGTTTCGACCGTGGAAAACGACGGTCGAGGCGGGCCTGATTGGTGGTCTGATTGGGGCGCGCAAAAACGGGTTCAAGCCTATGCCGCAACACTTCCGCCGATTCCGGCGTCGCCTGATTTTCCGCTCGATTTGCC